CACACTTCTCTGCCCCTTCAAACGCATACGTCGACATTATAAAATTAGTAAAATCAACTCCATATATAGCCCGCATCTTACCCCACTCGTACTTAACATGCGGCCAGGCTCTTGTTTCTCTAGTCCTATTATAAAAATGCTCAAATTTATATGTTGGCATCATCATACTAGCTACAAATTTATTTCTTAATTCAATCTCTTTGGGTTTATACATTAAATCTTCCTCATATTGTGAACGGAAACTACCTGTTGGTGATACTTCAAACCGTCTCTTCCAAAAACTATCAAAGTCTTGTCTAATTGGTCTATCACCGTTCTTTTCTGCCATACTGAATATTTCAACAGCATGTTTAAAGACGCTAGATTTTGGTATAGTATTCATATATTTTACATTAGTCCTATGTTCTTTTTCAACTTCCCAATCTAAATCACCGAATCCCCTATTAAGTAATACTTCCATTTCAAATAAATCGGTTAAATCAATACTGATTATATTTTGCACACTTTTAAGTTTCACACTTATTTTCTTAGCCTTATTATACCATTCTTGCATGCTTTTAATTTTGCTATTATTAAATAAAATACTATTTGATACCAAATTATATTTATAATCATCTAATGATAACAACCATAATGTGATACCTATAAAAGTTGCTTCATATAGATCTCCATTTTCAAGACCATTTTTAATAAAATCATACATACATAGCAACTTGTTTACTATAATTTCTCCTTTGGTTTTACCATAATCTAGTAATATATCCTTTAATTCTGATATACTTAGATATCTTAAATGTCTTGGCGATAATCTGTTAAAAGGTATTATAATGTCACCTTCTAATATTTTTGTTAGATATTTCTTTTTTTCTACGTTTCTTAATTTTGTATATTCTATATCAAACCTCTCGATTCTCTCTATCTCAAATATATCATTGAGTATTTCTCTCTCATCTACTACATTAAATTTGGTTAAATTATAGTCTGATTGCATCCTTGCTAATCCTATTTTTGATAATCCTTGTATTAAATTAATGTCATAATCAATACTAATATATAAAGCAGTCAAATCTAATTTTTCAAAATACATAGGTATTGTGTCTATTACTGTTTCTTTAATTCTATGTTTATAGTATCCATTTATGTTAGCTTCTTTCTTTCCAAATATCACATCATACAATACCAACTCTGCCATAACTTTATCACATATTATGATACTATTGTTTTGGGACATTTTAATAAAAGCCGGTATATATTCAAATTTATTTACATTGCTAATGCTTCTAATACTTCTTCCGCTGGATCCACCATTGGTATTCCCAACAATGACTTTGACTGATCTCCCTCTGAGGTTCTGAATTCTCCCGTATTTGATTTGTCGTTGGGATTCTCG